TTTGTTTCTTTAATAGTTGTTTTCTTTTTAATATCTGGAAATATTTTTTCATTTGCTTTAACAAAATCAAAAAATTCTATAAGAGCTGCATTTCGTTCAGCAAGTTTTATAATGTGAAATGTGTTACTATATACAGTTTCTATTGGATCAATAACATCTCTTTCAGATCCTTTAATTCTTTTAAAAGGATTAGATACATTTTTAGTATAACCTTTTTCACCTTCTATTGCTTCAAGAACTCTTGAGAAAGGAACATAATTTTTATTAGCTTCTGTTATTGCTTTAAATGCTTCTTTAGTTATTAAACCTCTATCTCTTGCATATTCTAATACTCTTAAATTATAAGCATCTAATTTTTCAGATGTTTTTTCATACTTCTTAATTAAATTTTTATTAGCCACAACCTCTTTTGCAGCTTTAATATCAAACCCATGATCAATTCCTCTTTCATTTAATTCAACAATTCTTTTAGAAACTTTATAAGCATTAAATTCTAAATATGATTTTTTATCTTTACCAATAACTTCTAATGATTTTTTAAAAGATTCTCCATTTACTTTTAAATTTTTATCTAAAGTTCCTATTTCAATAAAATGTCCAGCTCTATGTTGCATACCAACAAGAGTTCTAAATCTTTCATAGATACTTAATTGTTTAGTTCTATTTTTTGTTTTATCTACTTGTCTAACCATTCGAAGTATTGGGTGGTGTCTATCTAATAATTCTTGAGTTAGTTTATTTTTAGTTCCTTTAACAGTTACTTCTTCTTTTTCAAATTTTAATTTTTTTAAAATTTTATTTTCAGCTTCTGTTTCTAGTTTTATATCTTTTTTAAAATTATCTTCTTTAAATATAGGTTCTTGTTTTGGTTTCTCATAAGCTCTTGGTATTTTTATATTTTTGCTAGATAAATCTTCAACAACTGTTTTGTCAGCAACATAATCTGTTACTATATCTATTGCGTTATTATTAGTTTTTTTAATTGTATTTGTAACTTTTTTACCAACAGATTCTGCTGCACCAAGTGTAGCAAATAATATTGTAGAATCTATTAATTGATCTTTACTAGGTAATTCTTGCTCTATAATTGCACCCGATCCTTCAAATCCAGCTACTCTTAATAAAAGTTTAGATAAAAAATTTTTTCCAAAATTACCAAAACCTACAGCACTACCTAATTGTATTGCTTCTTTTGTACCTGCTTTAATACCTTCTTTAGTATATATATCCCAAAACTCTGAAAAACTATGAACTTTACCTTCTTGCAACATAGTTAAATATGTTTCTCTAATTGATCCTGCAATAAAACCAGATGTTGCAGCAGTAGCTGTTTTTCCTGCTCTACCTTTAGTTAAAAGAGTTATAGGCAAAGCAGCTGCTAAATATACTGGTAAATCTTTTGTAATAACTGCAAGGTTTTGAATATTTCTTTCAATAATACCCGTATCTTCAAAAGGTTCAGCAACATAACCTTCGGGTAAACCTGTTCCATCATTACCGGGTAATTGATGGTAGTTTTGAACAAGATCAATAATACCCATATTAAAACCTCTATCCCAATATTTTTCTACTTCAAAAACTTCACCAACTAATTTTTCTTTTAAAGAAATATTATCTGGTTCATTTTTTTCTACTTCAAGTAATTTTTCATAAGTTGATTTAGTTTCTTCTTTACCTAAAGTAATTATATTATCCCATATTTTTTTAATAGGATTTTTATCTATTGGTTTATAACCAAATTCTGCTAAAATTTCATTACTTTCAAAACCAGCATTTTCTAATGTTAATATTTTATCTTGTTTCCAATTATTAATTTCATCTGTAGAAAACCCACCTTGTTCTAATGCTTTTAATTGTGTTGTTAAAGTTGTCACTTTTTAAATCCTAATCTTTTTAAATATTCTTCTGTAGATTCACCGGGTAGTCTTTTTGCAAATATTTGCATATTTTCTTGAAAAGTTTTATTTTTTTTAATTTCATTAATCATGTCTTTAAAAATTTTATTTGCATTAGGCATAAAATTTAAAACATCTTTTCCAATAAATTCTTTTTTTAATGGATCAGTTAAAGTTTTGGCAGGTATTCCATTTTTAATACCATTAATATATCTTTCATACATTACATATTTAAAATTATTTAATCTATCGTCTAAACCCGGATCAATACCTTCTAATACTGGAGAGCCTTGAATTGGCATTTTATAAAAATCTATAAAGTCAAAAAATGATTTCATTTCAGAATATGTTTCTGGATTTTTATTTTGTGAATCAATTATAGAACTTAAAAATTTAAGATCTTTTAAATTAACACCATTTTCATATCTTTCTATAATTGATTTTCCTTCACCAGTTTCTCCGGGTAATAAAAATTTATCTGTTACTTGATTTATTTCATCATTAACAACTAAATTAATTATTTGAGAATTTGTATTAAAACTTGAAATAGATTTACCCTCAGTATTAATTACTTTTTCATTTAACTCTTTAAACTGTTCTACTATTATAGGAGTTTTTCCAAATAGTTGATCAATTTTTTGATCATAAACTCCTGTTTCTTTTTCCATATCTTCTATAATTGTTTTTGATTCTTGAGCTGTTTCTGCTTTTATTATTTGATTTTGAGCTAAAATACTAAATTGCATATCATTTTTTAATGCTCTAGCTTTTTTATTATAATAAGTAATAAATGCTGATTTTTCTGATGTTGATAAACTTTGATGTAATTTTTGCAAATCTTTATTATTACCAAAAGTACCTTTACTAATTTCATCATAAGCCTTTGATAAAAGATCGGGTGGTGCATCGGGTGATAAATTTAATGCTGATGTTAATGCACCAAATTTACTTTCTAATATATTTGCATCAGCAGTTGCAATTAATTTATTTTTTTCTTCTGGATTAAGAATATCAAATTGTCCATTTTCTAATGCTTCTTTAAATAGCATAGGTTGATTGTTTACCATTGATTCAGCTAATGTTACTGCACCAAATTTAGTATATGCTTTTATTAAAATTTTCTTTTGACCATCATCATAATTAGTATTAGCATTTATTTTATCTATAACTTTTTTATTATAAATTTCTAAATAAACTGGTCCAACATCTTTTAACACTAATGCTTCTTTAGAAATATAATCTTCATCTATATCTGTTGAATCTTTAATTTGAGTATTTCTAGATCCTTCTAATGATTTTGTTTTTAAAATTCCTGCTGTTGAAAAATATTTAGATTGAATAGCTTTTCTTGTAAAATTATCTACACCATCAAATTTGTTATTTTTAAAATATTCATATAATTTATTTACTTCTTGATCATTATAGGATGCTGCTTCAGATGGTTTACCATTATTTTTTGTTTCACTTTGAATAGTAAATAAACCTTTTTGAACAATATTTCCGTTTATATCTTTTTGATCTATATACATATCACTTAATATTGCGTATGCTTTATTGTCTGCTTCTAATTTTTTTTCTTTAACATAAGCTTTTGTTGCAAAATCTGTTATAGGCTTTAATGCTTGTGACACAGTATTATTTAAAGAAACACTACTATTACTTATAACACCTGTTGGTTCTGCTGTTATTCTTCCTTCTGCTTCAAATGTAGGTATTTTTGGCATTATTTATTCCTTGATCTGTTAGAAGATTTAGATCTTATTCTTAAATTACTTTTGCTATTGTTTCTAGGGTTTCTATCTTTATGATCTATATCTTTACCCAATATACTATTACCAAATTTTTTTTTCATAATTCTTCTTGCAGTATTTCTACCAGCTCTATTTTTTTTTTGTTTTGATTTAGAGTGGTAGTTTTTATATTCTGATTTATAATTTCTCATATTATCCTGTCATTGTTAATAAAGATCCACCAACTTCAGATACTGTTCTTAATTGTGCCATTCTTGATTTTTGTTTTTCTATGTTAGATTGAATATTATAAAAATTTGCTTGTTCAAATGCTTGAGCTTTTCCTATTTCTGCATTGTATTTTATAATATTTTCTTGTATTTCTTTTTCAAATAAATTTGCCATTTCAATATTTTTAGCTGTTCCCGATCCTATTACTACTCCAGATTTAGCTGTATTAACTTTAGTTGATCCTTGAAGTTGAATAAATTTTTTATTAAAAGATGCTAAGTCAAGTGTTAATTGATTTTCAATAGCTTCTGCTTTTTGTTTTGCAACTAAAGCATTTCTATTTTGTACTGCTGCATTATATTTTCCTGCTGCACTTTGTTGAGCAAAACTTGCTGCACCTAAAAATCCTACCGCATAAGGAGCTGCTGTTGTTATCATTGATGCTGCTGCTGGAGCCATTAAAATAACCTCGCATACATATATTGGTCTGAGCCATCAAATCCCCATTTTCTCATCAAACCTTCTTTTTCTAAACCTAACCACTCTGCAAATCTTTGACC